GGCCCCCGCAGCCCCACCCCAAGCAAAGAGGAATCCAGCTATGACCCGTCCCAACGGGGCCGGCGTCGCGCCGGCCTCTCGCCAGGCTCAGGCCGCACCGGCGCCTGGCAATCCTGGCAGCGGTTCGGTCCGTTTGTCTGCCGACGAGCAGGATATGGCCATGCGTATGGGCTATCGCTACGAGCACGACCACCCGAAGGCGGGGCAGAAGATGTCCAATCAGGACGCTCTCCGCTATCACGCGAAACACAAGAATGGGGTCGCCGTGAAGCGGTCGGCCCTTGGATTGGAGCCCTAACATGGCAAGACAGGATGAGCGCCCCGGCCGGGACACTGGCCGGTCGATGGAGGCCCGTGGCCTCCAGACCCGCGAAGCTGCGATGCGGGAGTTGCAGACCCAGAAGGACCGTGGTCCCATGTGGTGGGACGATGCTCGTCGGCCCCAGGGCATGTGCTACGGCTGGATCCGCCGAGCAGTCTACAACGAGCAGGATGCTGCCAACGTCACGAGCCGGCAGCAGACCGGCTGGAAGGCAGTTCCCCCCGACCGCCACCCAGAGTTGACTGGGGTCGGCTGGGGACTTACGACCGATGCTGCCAAGCCCTATATCGAGCGTGCGGGTTTAGTTTTGTGCGAGATACCGGTAGTGTACTACGACGCGCACAAGAAACTGCAGGCGAAGGAGAACTTCGATTCCTTGCGGATGCCGCACATCGAGCAGATGACGAATCCTGAGGCCGAGAAGAACCTCCCGTTCTGGGACCAGTCCAAAACGGGCTTTGAGAAGGTAGAGAGCTTCGAGCAGATGGCGAACCCAGATGAAATCGAGGATCTAGCCAAGAGATAACCGGCGGGAGGGCCTAGCAGGCAAGCGAGCCTATCACCACCGGTTTGATGAGCCCCCGCCGTATTGACCCCCGGCGGGGGCTCTGTATTTTTTCTGTTGACATTCCGGTTCCACTACCTGTAGCGTGGCTTTCTAGAGATTCGTCCCCCTATTGGGGTTGACGCTAAGGCTAGACTAAAGGCCGCGCCCACTCCTTCGGCCACCCAGAACGACCCACAGCGCCCCGCGTAAGCGGCGGCGCTTTTTTGCTATGGAGCTTGTAAAGCCATGACGTACGGCACCAATGCACCGATCGGCCTTGTCCCGCTGCGGTATCTTTCGGGTGCGCCGTTCAACGACGCAACTAATCTTTATCCGATCGTCTCGGGATACGCGACGAGCATCTTCAAGGGTGACCCCGTCGCCTGGGATACCAACGGCACCATCAAGATCGCCACTGCTGGTAGCGCGATCCTGGGCGTCTTTTGGGGTGTCTGGTACACCCAGACGACCGGCATTGCGCCCTTCACCCCGGCGAACTACTGGCCGGCGAGCACGGTGACGGCGAACGCTGGCGATGCGTGGGCGATGGTCATCGACAATCCGGACGTGGTCTACACGATCCAGGAGACCAACGGCTCGGGCCTCGCGGGCACCGCGCTGACCCAGACGAACGTCGGTCAGAACTTCAACTTCCTGGTCGGTTCGGGCACCACGCTGACGGGCATCAGCACCACCTCGCTGAACAATGCCTCGGGCGCGGCTGGCTCCGACAGTGCCAAGAACCTCAAGATCATCGGGTTCGATCCGAACCTCGCCAACCCGAGCGGTGGCGCGGTGCAGGTTGGCATGCCGCCTCTGCCGGCAACGAGCGGAACGGCTTTCCAGAATTGGCTCGTGATCATCAACAACGGCCTGATCCGGGCCGGCGTCGTGGGCCACAGCTAACAGGGCCTCCCAAGGAGCAACGGAAATGGCTATCAATACCAGTGCAATTCAGTCGCTTCTCCGCCCCGGTCTGGCTGCGGTCTTCGGCGACTACCCCCAGTACCCGGCACAGTGGTCCGAGATCTTCGAGACTCACCAGTCGGACAAGCAGGTCGAAATCGAGGTCGAAGTCAAGCTGCTCGGTCTCGCCTCGATCCGGGCGGAAGGTCAGTCGACCAACTACGACAACATGGGCCAGCGGTACACGACCAACTACGTGCATCGCTACGTCTCCATCGGGTTCATCATCACCCGCCAGGCGATCAAGGACAACCTGTACAAGAACGCCTTCCCGCTCCAGACCAAGGCAATGCGCAATTCGATGCAGCAGGCCAAGGAAAATCTGGGCGCGGCGGTGCTCAACAACGGGTTCTCCTCGAGCTTCCCGATCGGTGACGGAAAGGCAGTGTTCGCAGCCAACCATCCGTTGGACAACGGAACTGGCTCCAACACCTTCGGCTCGGGATCGAGCTACACCGTCACCGACCTGAACGAGACCTCTCTCCAGACCGCGATCCAGAATATCCAGCAGTTCAAGGATATCGCCGGCCTGCGCGTCATGACCAAGCCGCGCAAGCTGATCGTCCATCCTGCCTTGCAGTGGACCGCCGAGCGTCTCCTGTCGAGCGCCTTCCGCACCGACACGGGCAACAACGATGTGTCCGCGATCTACAACACCAAGGCGGTGCCGGACGGTTATCGTGTCAACCAGTTCCTCACGACCCAGTCCAACTGGTTCATCCTCACGGATGCGCCGGATGGCTTCAAGCACTACGAAAGAGAAGCGCTTGAAACGGATGTTTATACCGATTTTGACACGGACAACGTCAAGGCGAAGGCCCTCGAGCGGTACAGCTTCGGTGTCTCGAACTGGCGCGCCGGCTTCGGTGCAGAGGGTAGCTTCTAAGGAGCCGACATGACCAATTTCTCTGACGTCCTTCGCGTCGGCCGCTCTCCGCTCCAGGGATCCACGCGTCCCGGTCTGCAGGGCGCCAACGTCATCACTGGCGGCACGAACTACTACGGCGACAACAACCTGCCGCCGTGGGGCCGTGGCATGCAGATGGCCCCTGTCTGGGGCATGTCTGTCCAGCCGATCACCTCCGGCGCAACCCTGTTGGCAACGAGCCAGACGCCGGCGGGTGCTGGCGCATTGACGCTGACTGCTGGCACTGGCGTGACCACGAAGACCATTGGCGGCACTCTCTACTACTTCCTCGATGTGGTGCCTCATTGCGTGACTGTCACGACCCTGGGCGATGAGCATACGATCACTATGACGGTGACTGGTCTTGACTTCTATTATCAGGTCCAGACCCAGACGCAGGCTCTTCCGAGCTCGGCGACGACCGGCGCGACCCTGAAGTCCTTCCTTGCGGTCTCATCGGTGACCGTCTCGGCCGCGACTGCTGCTGCGATCACCATCGGCTTCAATGACACGATTGGCCTGCCGTATGTGGTCGGCGACAAGACTCTGATCACTCGCGTGGCCTGGAACAACACGCTGGCCCAGGACACCGGCACGCTGACTGTTGCTGATACGACCAGCCCGGCGACCGCATCGACTGGTGATGTGCGTGGGACTTATGTGCCAAGCACTGGCGCGGCCGATGGCAGCAAGCGCCTGACGATCTGCGGCTTTATGGTTAACCCCGACAAGGACTCGACCTTGCTTGGCGTTACGCCTGTGTAACCCCTTAGGGGCGACCTGATCGCCTTCGGGCCGTCCCGTACCGGAGGCGATTAAGATGGCGGCACCACAGTACGTCCTTCCTTATCAGAGCGTCGTTCTGGTCGACACGACCGGGCAGCCGGTCAACGTCACCAGCAATGCGCTGAACACCACGTCTGGTGGCGGCGGGACAAGCGCCGTAAACGTCAGCCAGGTAGCCGGGGCCACCGCTGTTGCGGGCAATGGCGCTACGACTTCTGGCACGCTCCGAGTCACGATCTCCAATGACAGCACGGGCGTCATTAGCCTGAAGACGCAGACGTCTGGCGGCTCGACCATGTACCATGCCGTCAACCCGAACAACGTCACGGGCGTCGTAGTCAAGAATACCCCTGGCCAGATCTACGGCGTTACGATGGCCACGTCAGCCGCAGCGGCGGCGTATCTGAAGCTGTACGATGCTTCGTCTGCCCCAACGGCTGGCTCTGGCACGATCAAGAAGGCACTGGTGTGTCCCGGCTCTGCGGGGTCCAATGGCTCTGGCGCGTCTTACCAGTTCCCCAACGGAATCGCCTTCGCCACGGGGATCGCCTATACCTTCGTGTCCCTCGTGACTGATGCTGATAGCACGCAGCCGACTGCAAGCACGTTCACGATCGACATTGACTACGCGTAGGGCCCCATGACCGTAGGGACGGTAACCGATCTCGGTCATAACGCCGTCAGCGGCACGAATACGACTCTTGCCGTAACGACGGGTGCTGCCATCAATGCCAATGACCTGGTCATTGTCGTCGGTAGTGGCGCCGTCAATGGAACTGCGCCGACTGCATTTGTCGATAGCGGCGGCACGAATGTCTACACAACCGTCGTTATCAATAATTCGATCTCTCCATGTTTGACGTTTGGGTATTGTTTTGGAGCGGCATCTCTTTCGTCTGGCGGTACGATCACGGGGACCTATTCGGCTACCAACGCCCGAAAGGCCATCACTGCCTTCACCGTGGCCGGCATGAAGACTACCGCTGCCGTTTTGGATCCGGCCGCCACCGCCACACAACAGACAGGGGCGGCCACAAGTATCACTGCCGTCAGCGTAAAGCCTGTGTTTATCCAGTCGCTCGTTGCCGGCGCGTGGGCCGATTCATCGACCAATCCTGGCACTTTCAGCAGCTTGAATAGCTTCACGCAGATCGGCGGCACGACGGCAACGACTTTCCTGATTCCATTTTATAAAATCATCACGACCTTCGGGACGACAGTTTCGTTTGGTCCGTCATGGACAAATTCCGCGGCTGCGCGCACGGGCCTCATAACCTTTGATGCCGCAGACTCCACCGCTGCGGGCGGTCCTGGGATACTTTTGTTGGGGGTTGGATAGATGCGCAAGGCTCTTGCTCTCCTTGCTTTCCTCGGTGTTGCGGTGCCATCGCTGGCGCAGGCGCAGACGGCCTGCACGAATCAGGCCCTGTCCGCAATACTGGCGAGTTTTTCGGACAACTCGCCAGCCGGCTCTATCACGCCGCGGACTATGCGCAACTTTGTGTGTTCGGCCGCGCTGATCGATAGCTCCGGGAATCTGACGTTGACTGGGAATGTCTCCGCCGCGACCGGTGCTTTCTCGGGCGCAATTACGGCGCCGTCGGCCGCACTGACTGGCGCTTTCTCCGCGGCATCGGCCTCTCTCACCGGGGCCCTTGCGGCGGGCTCTATAAGCATGACTGGCTTCACTGTCGACGGATCCGGGAATGTCGCGGGGAATTCTTTAAAAATCGCCCCCACTGGGGGGACTTACACCATTCCAGCTAGCCCTACCTTCCAGACGGTTCCCCTGGCCGGCGGGCTGCTCGCGGGTGTGACTGGCAGCTACAACAATAATACGGGGAATGCCGCGATCTTTACCAACTACATAGGCAATTTCAACGTCACGCGCGTTGCAGCGGGATACGTGGAAAACACCCGTATCGTTACTGGTGTTGGAGGTGCCTCTCAAACGGGCGGCTTCATCAATCTGGACAGCGTTCTCCTTGTCAACGTACCGACTGCCGATACTGTGAACAGCTTCTATGAGGCTGGCAACTTTGTCTCAAACGGGTCGGTCAATGTTGGCGGGACTTCGACATCCGTGACGGGCGGCGCCGCGGGAACGGTGAATGGGGCGGATGTCTACGCGACGCTATCCAGTGGGGCAACGGATTGGCTGCAGATTCTCGGTCAGGAGATCGATCTATCGGGAAGAACGGGCTCGTCCTTTGCCCAGATGGCTGGTCTACAAATTGTGCTGTTGAACGACAATGCAGTGTCGGCGAGCACGGAGTCGACTGCCATTATTATAGCAGCGCAGCTTGGCGCTACACCGACGCTTACGAGCGGTCTGCAATTTGGGGGTTATAGCGGTCGAAATGCCATGGCCTCTACTGCGGGGCTTATCAAGGTTGTGGGCCATGCGGGGGGCACGTCCTATCCACAAATCACCGTAACCGATGGGATGGATCTGCACCTCGCGGCTTTTACCGGCAAGTTCCTTCGCGGATCTAACGACACCTTCACCGTGGATGGGTCGGGCAACATCCTCGGCAACAACCTACAATTGACTGGCACCCCAACCTTGGCGACGTCTTCGACGGGCGCCGGCACGCAGACCTTCACCAACTCACCTTGCTCTGGTCTAACGACCGAAAGGTGGGTTCCAATAGCCATCACAGGACAAACAGGAACATGGTATATTGCGGCATGTCAGTAAGAGCGCTCATTATCGTAGTCGCTATGGTTATGGCTACAACTACTGCGGTCGCCCAGCAAATGCCGCAGCAGCCGGCACAGCCAGAGGTGCAGGCATTGAGTGGCCAGCTCATCGAGCAAATGCAGCAGACGCTGCAGTGGCGCACGCGCGCCATACAGGACGAGCAGAAGATTGCTGATCTCCAGGCGCAGTTGGAGAAGCTGCAGAAGAAGTAGGCCATGGTCAACCCGTTCGATCCAACCTTCAACTTCCAGTTCGGCAGTGGACCGAATAACTCTGTCGCGAAGAATTCTAGCGGCACGTATAACTTTGGGTCGCTGCTGAACAACGAGCGGATCATCCGTGAGGCCTGGGAACGCTGCGGCAAGCTGCCGGAGACCATGTCGCTCGAGCAGTCCATCTCGGCCCTCAGGAGCATGAATCTTCTCTTCATCGAGTTCGTCAACCGCGGCATAAATCTGTTCTCCGTCTACGAGGACGAGATCGAACTCAATGTTGGCCAGGGCGACTATGTGCTTCCCGGCTTTCTGGCGCGCATGCTGCAGGTCGTGATCCAGGGGCCGCTTGGGACACCGAACCAGCAGGACC